GCAGTAGGCAATAATGTTCCTGAACCACCATGCATGGCATGAATGGTTCCACCTGCAGCAGGTAGCATGCTAACCGATTGTGTTGTTATCGTTCCATCCCCTCCTCCATGCATCGCATGGATCATGCCACCTGCGGCGGGTAATAAGGTTCCGCTCGTTGGAAGGGACATTCTATCCATACAATAGTTTAAAATGATACAAAAAATACGATAAAGCACCTAAGAGGGTTCGGCGTATCCGCCAATAGGTATGGATAGCTATACATCTGATCCGCAAACTCGTCGTCGTAAGATTGAATGCAAGCCCGAGCTTGTTATTTCGAGTCTCCAGCGATTCTATGCAAGTCAACCGGAAATTGATAAAGTGTTGACTTATCTGAATGGCGAGGCACCTTTGAGTCTTCGAATCATTGACTGGTTTGTCACCAAATACAGTCGAAAGAACTTTGTTCGGTATCCTTTGAACGGTCATGAGTTCTTAGTGTATCTGAGTTATAAGGGCCAGCTCAAGGCGTATTCCAAACAGTATTTTGATCCGAATTGCCGGCGTGAACGCATTATGTTTACGATTCCGAATAATGAGGCGTTCATGACCACGATTGGAAAACTGAATTTCTTTCGATGGGCACTCGAGTCCAATATTTTAGAGTACATGGAAGCCCATGAGGAAGACATCCGCAAGGGGTACAATGAGTATTTGAAGGAAACGGTGCAAACGCAGAAGCGGAATAAGAGTGAAACGCTGTCGACTGCATCTGATGAGGCTGTTCCCATAAATAACATAAATAACACAAAGATCGTGGTGAATCCTGCGAGAACCACCCGTCGTCGCACCAAACAATCGCCTTCGTCTCTTAATAAATTACAGGTGTATACAACACCAATCGAGCTCGATTTCTCTTAAGAACTTTTTAGGAAAAAGTTCTCAAAAAGCTATAGGTATTTTTGGGCACTTTTTCTTAAAATGTGCAATCCTATTCGGCACCACTAAATGTTATGTACTCGTCTACATTGCATTTTCTTTTTGATGTTTTTTTATATTGATTACATTTTTTCAATAGTTTTTTATATGTTTTCATTTTTCTGCTCTTATTGGAACTTAATAATACGTTATATTTCATCTTTTTAGATGTTGCACATGGTTCATACTCCGACTCTGCTATAAATTCAGAACATTCTACGTTAAATCTTTTATTCATGATCTGTAAAAATTGTTTTACGCTATGTTTTCCATTCTTTCTTGACCCAATACCAGTGTAATATATAGAGTTAACCATCGTACTATTATATTTGTTATTTTTTAGATTCGCTAGGCTTATTTTGGTAAAACAAGCGAATATCATCCATCTTCGGTCGTAATTCTTCTGCCGCCTTTGCTTGTTGAACGGCTACCGTCGGATCGAGCCATCGATTATCAAATTGGCGTTGAAGTAATCGGTCGGATTCTTTTTGAAACCCCGTATTTTTGTCTTCATACACACTGGCTTTCAATTCACGGGTCATGTTTCTTGCATCAGAAGTGGTGTCATACTTGTCAAAGAACGAATTTTCTACTCCCCGTTCGCCTGACGCATCGTATCGTGGTTGAGCCCGATAACTGTGCTCTGTGAAACGACTGCTATTGGGCAACATGTCATAGAAGGGGGCCTGCTGGTTGACATCCGGACGGTTCGTGGTTCCATACTTGCCGTTCGTCTGCCAATGTTCGAATTGGCGTACATTAATAGTATCCACAGTATTGGTTTCACGCCGTGTTCGTCCGATAAAACGAGGAAGAGGAAAGGCGGCAATCGCAGAGGAAGTACGTGAATCAGGATAAGCTGGCTGAGTCATTTAAAGTACCTACTTACTAGTCATGTAAAGATGTTTATTCTCCCCTTTATTCACAAGAAAACAACAATACGAGGAACACCCGTCTCCATTTTCCATTTATTATTGATGGGATCTGCCCTTTGGGAAGAGGATAATCAGCTCGATCTAGTACATGATATTCTGGAGCCGAATGGATTGGTGGTATCAGGGAATATGATTAACAAAAATGGCGTCTGTTATTGTCCGATGGATCCGAATACCAAATTGGAGGATTATTACCGATGGGATGAAATTCCGCTAAACAGTGCTGACACCTTTTGTTGGAAAACGATTTACATCATGGGAGAAGAATCAAAGTGGTTGCCGGTTCCTAATGAGGAGACCCTCGGGCCTCTTATGGTTCGCGATGTCATCCCGCTACTCGCGTCCATCTAAACCCTCGACGCGATCTAATAGTAGACATGGATGGCGGTAAATCAGATCGACACCTTACGCTTAAAAAAAGTGGAGACACGGATCCACCGCAGTCGTTGAGTTCGTTATTGGAAGATAGTGCACGGGAAGCCTATGCCCGCCCGTGGCATCGAATTGAGCGTGGACTACGTTTGAATCGTTTGCGGTTGTTTATTGAAGACGTTGCTAAACAGTATGATATGACAAAGGAAGAAAAAGAGGGATTTTTCGTGTTTCTTCAGAAGTCGCTAGATAAGAAGTTGTTGAATACGATTAAAGTGGTTCAGTATGATCCTGAAACACAGCGTATTCAGACGATCAAAGGTTTGGAGATGAAACGAAATCCAGAGGGTGTATTGAAATGGGGATTTAGTGTAAAGAAGGTGAAACCGGATGGAACGCGAAAGAAAAAGAAGGATGATGCTCCGTCGGTTTCCACGATCGAAACCGCAAAATTTGAGGAATAAAATCGATAAGAAAAGGGTACGAATGAATTTCAAAGAGAAGCTACGTGATGTGATAACTTTGTGGGATCAATGGTTGACCGATCCAGAGGACGAAGTACAATTGGAACAATGGTTGATCGCAGCAGAAACGATTGTGGATTCGGTTGACTGGTCGGATCAAGAAGAACGATACGTTGATCTTATACTGGATAAGTATGAAGATCAATGGAAAAAAGCGATTGTATATCGTAGAAATCAAGGTTCAGCGATTAGACCTACGAGAGAAACGCTTGATGCACTACTGAATCAGAAACAGACGGAGCAGCGAACCCAAGAGTGGTATGAACAAATGTCGACGATTTTATCGGCGAGTGAACTGGGAAATCTATTCGCGTCGGTGAGACAGCGTGCCACCATGGTGGTATCCAAAACCAAACCTCCACCCGTTCGATATCAGAATCTTGCCGTTTCTTCAAATCGTATGAATCCATTTGACTGGGGAATTCGATTTGAACCCGTGGTGAAACAGATTTATGAGCATAAATATGGGGCGATCGTGAAAGAGCTGGGACGTCTGCGTCATCCCACCGATCCTCGTTGCATGGCATCACCTGATGGACTCGTCTATCATTCCGTCTATCCGCAGCGTGTGGGGCGTCTGGTAGAGATCAAATGCCCTGTGACAAGAGAAATCAACGGAACAGTTCCCAAAGATTATTATGCACAAATGCAAATGCAATTACAGGTATCGGGACTACATGAATGTGATTACATTGAGGCAGTATTCTCCTCCGCGTATAATCAAATGGAACTCAAACAAGGTCCGTGTTTGTATGATGGTGTCATTGCCCTGGTTCAGAAGGTGAATCATGAATTCTATTACATGTACGGTCCTCTTCATACATTGGAGTGGAATCCACCGATCAAAGAGGAGGAGGAAATCATCGAACTTATTCCATGGAGATTGTATCAATGGGATGAGCAGGTTGTTCTACGAAATGATGAATGGTGGAAGGGACTCCAACCGATGATTGATGCCTTCTGGGAAGATGTAGAAAAAGCAAAGCGGAATGAGTTTGTTATTCCTGATTCGACGCGGGCTCCTCGAGTAAAAAAGCAGGATCCATGCATGATTCAATTTCATAAGGTGGATGAAGATGGAAATCACTTCTCCTGATAGAAATTCAGGGTTAGATCCTGGTTCCATCCACTGCAGCTGTCAGGATAATTCCGTTTATAATTGTTGGTCATTTGACGGAAGTTGCCTGTTTTTTCCATGGTTGGGCCAAAATCGGTTTTATAACAGGATTGGCTGGAAATCGATTTCTTTTCACGCGTATGAGACATGATATCACTTAGAAGATGATAAGGTTGACGATCATCGATATTCGCTGGACTGGGTCCGTTGGGAGGATACGAAAGAACAGCAGTATCGAATTCTTTTACATCAGCTAATGGGGAAGGCTGGCTTTCAAATCCCTCCTGTTTCTTATAAAATGAATATACGAGAATGATAAGTATCAAAAGGAACCCGATGACTTCTAATCGAGCTAGTTTCATGACTCTACTTGCGTTTTTGTTAAAAATTTGATCGATTTGAGGTCCGTTAAAAAAGGCATACCGCGGATCAAATCATCATTCCGGAAACATGTCCATGATTAGTATGAATGTTGTCAAGCGCAATGGCGGATTGGAGCCTGTCTCATTTGACAAGGTTCTCACCCGTATCCAAACGGCCGCACAGGGGCTGGAAGTGAATCCGACGCTGATTGCTCAGCGTACACTCCTTCGTATTTACGATGGAGTGAAGACCTCAGAACTGGATGAACTCGCCGCCCAGCTCTCGATTTCGCTCATGACCACCAATCTCGATTATGGAACCCTGGCGGCCCGGATTGCCATTTCCAATCATCATAAAAATACATCGGACAAGTTCACGGAGGTCGTGTTTGAACTTTCCCAGCAACCCGTAGAAAAAACGGGAGAAATTGTGAGCAATGTTTCGCAGGAACTGGTGGATCTCTGCCATCAATATGGCGATCAAATCAATGCAAAAATCGACTATGAACGTGATTACTTGTTTGACTATTTCGGATTTAAGACCCTGGAAAAACTACAATATTTGCTTCGCAATACGAAGGGTAAGACACTGGAACGCCCGCAGCATCTGATCATGCGTGTTTCCCTGGCACTCTGGGGAACCAAAGATTTGAATCAGGCGTTTGAGACCTATGATCTCCTGAGTCAGAAATTGTTCATTCATGCTACTCCTACCAACTTTAATGCAGGAACGCCGCGTCAACAGCTCAGTTCATGTTTCTTGATCGCCATGAAGTCGGACTCGATCGTCGGGATCTATGACACGCTGAAGGATTGCGCCGTAATTAGTAAGCATTCTGGTGGAATCGGTCTGCACATTCATAACATCCGTGCAAAGGGTGCGTTGATTAAGGGATCAAATGGAAAGAGTAATGGAATTGTACCGATGCTTCGCAACTTTAATGATACGGCACGGTACTGTGACCAAGGTGGCGGTAAACGCAACGGCTCCTTCGCGATCTATTTGGAGCCGTGGCATGCGGACGTCGAGGACTTCTTGAAGCTGAAGCTGAACACGGGTTCGGAGGAGGAACGGTGCCGAGATTTGTTCTATGCACTCTGGATTCCTGATTTGTTCATGGAGCGTGTGGAAAAGAATGAGCCGTGGACGCTGTTCTGCCCCTCGGAGGCCCCTGGGCTCGCAGAGGTGTATGGCGATGAATTCCGAGCACTGTATGAGAAGTACGAGAAAGAGGGTCGTGGTCGAAAACAGATCGATGCCCAGAAATTGTGGTTCAAAGTACTGGATTCCCAGATCGAGACAGGAACGCCGTATTTGTTGTACAAGGACGCGGCGAACCAGAAATCGAATCAGAAGAATCTGGGTACCATCAAATCATCCAATCTCTGTGTCGAAATAGTTGAATACAGTGCTCCTGACGAGACTGCGGTGTGCAATCTGGCATCCATTGCTCTCCCGAGCTATGTCGAAAACAACACATTCAATTATGACAAGCTGCGACAAGTGGTCAAGGTAGCCATTCGGAATCTGAATCGTGTGATTGATATTAATTACTATCCGACGCCTGAAACCAAGAATTCAAACATGCGTCATCGCCCTGTTGGACTGGGTGTTCAGGGCCTGGCAGATGTGTTTGCTTTGATGCGTGCACCGTGGGAATCGGAAGAGGCTGCAGAAATCAATCAGCGTATCTTTGAGAACATTTACTTTGCAGCAGTGGAGTCGTCCTGTGAGATCGCACAACAAGAGGGCCCGTATTCAACCTTTCACGATGCGGCATTGGGTGCATCACCGATGTCAAAGGGTATCTTTCAGTATGATTTGTGGTCTACGAAGGAGAATCCTATCGTTCCCTTAACACAGAAGGATAGAACACTGGACTGGGACCATCTGAAAGCGAAAGTAAAGGAGCATGGTGTACGTAATTCTCTATTGGTAGCTCCGATGCCTACCGCGTCTACTTCGCAGATTCTGGGATTCAATGAATGCTTTGAGCCGTTTACGAGCAATATTTATACACGCCGAACGTTGGCAGGCGAATTCGTTGTGATTAACAAGTATTTGATGCGTGATTTGGAGAAACAGGGGCTGTGGAGTGAGATGATGAAACAGCAGATCATTGCACGCAACGGATCCATTCAGGGGATTGATCAGATTCCCGAGGAGACTCAGAAGTTGTATAAGACATCATGGGAGATCAAGCAGAAAATTATGATTGATATGGCGGCAGCACGTGGTGCCTTTATTTGTCAGTCGCAGAGTTTGAACCTGTTTGTGGCGGATCCGAATTATGCGAAGCTGACGTCGATGCACTTTTACGCATGGAAGAAGGGTCTGAAGACGGGTCTGTATTATTTGAGAACACGTGCACCGGTCATGGCACAGAAATTCACGATTGATCCCGAGTTGCAACGAGAGGCGGCCAAATCGGAACAAATGAGACTGATCCGAAAGAATGCGACGGAAGAGGAGTGCACAATGTGTAGCTCTTAAAGTAGGATGCAAGGTGGTAGATATACCAACATCGAACAAATACGAAAACAAATAGGATCGGCTCTTTCCGATCGAAACATCGTTCAGAATTTGAAGCAATCCACGGATGGAGTGATCGATGTTCTTCTTGCAATAGGAACAAAAGAGAAGGATCAATGGGCGACTCATGTAAAAGGGTTAACTCCAGCGGAACAACAACAGTTTACGGAAGCGTTTCGACCACATGTGGATTCGATTCGTACTATTTTTCATCCTAGTGCGAGTCATCCTAGTATGAAAGGCGGACAAGCAGCTGCGAAGGAACCTTCAGGTACTCCGTTAGACCCAACCTTTGCGGAACAGGCAAATATGTCTGAGGAAGAAGTTCAATCAAAATTAGAACAATCTACTGGAAAATCATCTGATCCGACATCGGATCCAGAAACCATGACGGGGCTAGACAATATTTATGCCAAGGTCATGCAACGAATTGGACAGGTCAATTCGGTAGTAGATGGGTATGCATCGCAGTATGGAGTTCTGAAATTGGAAAAACAATATGATATGGATCATGATATTCGATTGATTCCGGATCCCGTTATTCTCTTTCTGCAACCAGTAACAGGTCCTGCTGCATCGGTCTTTCTTAAAAAAATTAAAGTATCCTTTCGAACGATTGTATTTATTGTCTATTTAGTGCTAGACATTGCACGCATTACTGCAGCAGTGGCAGGAAATGATTACAATCGTAAGGTACTATCGGTTATGGTATCATTACTGGAATTACTGAGAGGAGATTGGAAGAAAGCAATATTATCCTTTATGGGATTTTATGGAATGACGCCACTTTTGATTGGACAACAGGTTAAAATTTTCCTTACACTATTTCGCATGTTATCTCCGACTCTTCAAGATACATTTATTTATGGTGCATTTGATGCGACCAAATCGTTTTTTATTGGGTTACTATTGACGATTTTTCAAATAACGGCCCCCGAAGAGGTTCGTGCACCGTTAATTGGAATATTGGAAAAGATTGCAAGGAAGAAGGCTGAAATTGATGGTATCCTGATCGATGCGGAATTATCGGCACGAGCGGATCATTTTGCACCGACATTTGAGGATTTTAATAACATCCAATCGTTGATGGATGATCCAGAATTTATTTGTTCGACGGAATACGAGAAATTAATTGAAATCATTAACACTACATCTGTTATTAATATGATTTTACAGATTCTGCGTATTCCAGTCTCTAAGGAGTTTCGAGCCTATCGTTGTGGAACCAAGCCAAGTAAGCCTTTTATTACCTTACTTGTGGATCAATCCAAGAAGGATAAGGAAAAAGAGAAATTGGCGGAACCGATTTCGAATGCAAATACCCAAATGCCGATTTCTGCAGGTCAGGGTGATGGTACTGCACCCGCAGCAGAGGAAACGCCTCAAGAGGCAGCAGAGGAAACGCCTCAAGAGGCTGCAGCAGAAACACCAGTGGAAGAAGAGAAACCTGTAGAGGCAACACCAGTGGAAGAAGAGAAGCCTGTAGAGGCAGTAGAAGAGAAACCAGAAGAGAAACCAGTCGCCTTACATGCTCCTATCGGTTCTAAGCAGGAAAAACCAGCAGAGAAACCAGCAGAGAAACCAGCAACCTTACATGCTCCAACGGGTTCTACACAGACACAATCTGTAAAGAAAGGCGGTCTTCGTCAAACCAAAAAACGCCGTGTACGCGCTTCCAGCTCATTGTAATGCGTATACGCGCTTCCAGCTCATTGTAATGCGTATACGCGCTTCCAGCTCATTGTAATGCGTATAC